GCTGACGTATTTGTAAACAGACTTGGCGGCTTTAGTTTTGTTATGGACGACGGTGACGACAAGTTCCTGCGCAAAGGTTCGCCAGCAGACAGTCCGCCTGAGTATTCGAGTGTGGAGAAAGGTGAAACTGGTGGTGATCGTACTCGTCCTCACAACGAGCTGTTACGCCTAAGAACAAGATCAGGCCATCAAATTATCATGCATAATTCTGAGGATTTGATTTACATAGGTAACGCCCGTGGCACAACGTGGATTGAATTGACGTCTAACGGTAAGATAGATATATACGCTAATGATAGCATAAGTGTGCATTCAGATCAAGATATAAATTTCACCGCAGACAGAGATGTAAACATAGAAGGCGGTCGAAACATCAATATGCGAGCCAGGGGACGTGAAAGCGGCGGTGACATACAAATGGAAAGCAAGAATGATACACACATTCTTGCTGAAAATGATATGAAAGTTGACGTCAAAAACGACCAAGACACTAAAGTAGGCAACGATCACAAACTTACTGTCGGTAACGATTCTGACGTAAAGGTCACCCAAGGGTTATTTAATTCAGCCACAAACATAAACCACAAAGCGTCAGCTAACGTTAACTCGGAAGCAGGCGCGCTATTGAATACACTTGGAGCAACCGGCGTAAACATCGAAAGTGGCTCAGGCCCATTGAACGTGCTATCGGGCGCAATTTTAAATCTTAACGGATCTAGCAATGTTAATATACTAGGACCGTTAGTTGCAATCGACAGCGTAGTATCGTTGTCAGGCGGTGCAGCAGGACCTGCTAGCCCTGCTAGCCCTGCTCAAGATGCAATCGAAGCTCGCGAATTTGAGCCTTTATTAGTACACAATAACAGTCAAGTAATTCCTAGTGATATGTCTGTAACATCTGTGGAATCTATCGTTAAACGCATGCCAGGACACGAGCCGTGGGCACATCACGAAAATCTAAAGCCTATGAGCTTTACTCCTGAGAAGACAGATATAACAGTAGAAGAGAACATAACAGACGTTGATTTAGTAATAACAACAGATACCTTCCGCAAAGCAAACGACGGCCAACAGACTCAATCGTTGCCAGGCGCTCAGTCTGTTACTCCGTTTAATGATCGTGCTGAAACAGGCCTTCCGACAAGAGCTAATCCGAGTACAGTTCCTGACAGTCTGATAGATTTCATTATTGCTAAAGAAGGATTCCGAGCATCGGCTTATTGGGACGTAGAACAGTATACTAATGGTTACGGAACAAAAGCTCGTTCGCCTAACGAAACAATCACGAAGGAAGTTGCACGTTCACGTCTACAATCAGACCTAGCAAGACGAAGGGCATTTGTTACTCAGTACGGGTTGAATAACGGCTACAATTGGAACGAAGATCAAGTGGATTCACTTACGTCGTTTGCATATAACCTAGGCACCGGATCACTGAGTCAGCTAACAAACAACGGCACTAGGTCTAACAGAGAAATTGCTGACAAGATTCCTCTGTACAACAAAGCAGATGGACAGACACTTACAGGTCTAGTTTCACGTCGTAACGAAGAAGCTGATTGGTTTAGACAGGCCACTGTGTAAGAGGTAAATACAGCTATGAGCACATTAGAAAAAAATCTCTATAAACGAGTGCAATCAGAGCAAGATCAAGCTCCTCGCAGACCGCAGCCTGCCTCAATTTACCGCGGTATTTCCACAGTTAATCCTTCAAATGACGGATTTCGTCTGTACGATCTTGCTATAATTAAACAAGATATTATCAACCACTTCTACATTCGTCAAGGCGAAAAATTAGAGAACCCTGAGTTTGGTACAATCATCTGGGACGTTCTTTTTGATCCGCTTACTGACAACCTCAAAGAAGCAATCGTTAACAACATCGAAGACATTGTTAACTCCGACCCTCGAGTTGCTGTTGAAGACGTGATCGTTGACACGTATTTTAACGGTCTACAGATTGAATGTATTCTAACGTTTCTTGACTACGGAATCTCTGAGCAGCTTAAATTGCAGTTTGACAGAGAGAACGGACTGTTAGCATAAATTATATACGCACTTTTCTCTTTCAAATAAATACTAACACAATAGAGGATAGTACATGTCAGCCACTGATAGACAAAACCGTTTACTAGTAGCGGAAGACTGGAAACGAGTTTACCAAACATTCCGTAACGCAGATTTTCAAAGTTATGATTTTGACAATCTAAGACGCACAATGATTTCGTATTTGCGTGAAAATTACCCTGAGGACTTTAACGATTACATCGAGTCTTCAGAGTATCTTGCGCTGATCGATCTGATTGCGTATCTAGGCCAAAACCTAGCATTTCGAATCGACCTAAATGCTCGTGAAAACTTTCTTGAGCTTGCAGAACGCAGAGAAAGCGTATTGCGTTTGGCTCGTCTAATAAGTTACAATCCAAGCAGAAACCAAGCAGCAAACGGCCTTCTAAAGTTTACGTCTATCAGAACTTCAGAAGATGTGTTTGACTCAAACGGTGTAAACTTGAAAGGACAGACTATTCGCTGGAATGACAATACCAACGCTAATTGGTTTGAACAATTTATTAAGATCATGAACACTGCACTTCCTCTAAATAGTGTGTTTGGTCGTCCTGTAAAGCGTGATAATGTTGCAGGCGTTCCTACTGAGCAATATCGTTTTAATGCGTTGAACACAACTGTTCCGGTTTACAGTTTTCAAAAGAACGTAGAAGGCAAGGCAACTTCCTTTCAGATTGTTTCTACAGATGTGTCTGACGGAAACATTGCAGAAGAACCACCTCTAGTTGGCAACAGTTTTGCTTATTTGTACAGAGACGACGGCCAAGGCCCCGGAAGTACAAACACCGGTTTCTTTGCGCACTTCCGCCAGGGCAACCTTGACAACGGACAATTTTCTATTACACAGCCTGTTGCTAACCAAGCAGTAGCAGTTGACAGCGTAAACATTAACGACTCAGACGTTTGGTTGTACTCTCTTGATGCAAACGGTAACGAACAAGAGCTGTGGACAAAAGTTGATTCAGTGGAAGGCAACAACGTCATCTATAACAGCATTAGCCGAAATGTTAGAAACGTATACAGCGTGCTAACTCGTGCCGACGACAGAATAAATCTAGTGTTCGCAGATGGAGTATTTGGAAATCTGCCAAAAGGCAACTTTAGAACTTACTACAGAGTTAGTGATAACCGCAGAATGGTTATTACTCCGGCAGCACTGTCTGGTATTAGTTTTACTATACCTTACCTAAGTAAAGCAGGAAAACAAGAAGAAATAACGGTTACTGTAGCACTACAAAATACTGTAACAAATAGTTCTACTACAGAGTCTAGCGACAGTATTAAGAACAATGCTCCTGCTACTTACTATACTCAAAATAGAATGGTTACAGGTGAAGACTACAACGTTGCGCCTTTGGCAATCAGTCAAGACATAGTTAAAGTTAAAAGTGTTAACCGAACATCAAGCGGTATATCACGTTACTTCGACTTAATTGATGCAACAGGGAAATACAGCACTACAAACTTATTCGGAACCGACGGTGTAGTCTATAAACAGCCTATAGAAAAGTCAACGTCTTTCTCGTTTACAACACAAACAGACATCGAAGGTGCTATTATTAATGTAATAGAACCTATTCTTGAAGACAAGAGAACAGAGCAATTTTACTTCGATAACTTCTTTAAGATAAATGCAACTGATTTAAACGTATTCTGGTTATCGGAAACAAAAGATACAAACACTTACACTGGATTTTTAGGTAATAACGCAGAAGACGAATTAGATAATCCTTTGGTTTTAGGTTCTTTTACTACTAATAGTCTGCGTTTTGTAACGCCTAATAGTCTACTAAAGTTTGTAGCACCAGACGGTTCTTGCTTTGATAAGAATAACGTGATACAGACAAGATTGCCTACTAAATTAGGCGATAAAACCTACTTATGGACTAAAGTTGTAAACATATCGGGTAACGGCGTTGAGCCAACCCTAACTGAAAACTCAGGCGCGATATCTCTAAGCGACGATATTCCAGATAGAGCACAGTTGACTAGAATTATTCCTAAGATTGCTTCTTCATTAACTGATGATGTAAAGCGTCAAATAGTTGATCAAACATTTGCGTTTAATAACTACGGCTTGCGTTTTGATGCAGAAGCAGGCGAGTGGAGACTAATAACTGCTTCTAACTTGAACGCTAGAGCAGAATTTAATACAGGCTTTGCCGGCGATACAAGCGGCCAAGGACTAGATGCTAGTTGGTTAGTAAAGTTCGAAACAACCGGTGAAAGATATCGTGTGACATATCGAGGTCAACGATATGTGTATGAAAGTGACGAAGAAATACGTTTCTTTTACGATTCTACAGATAGAATATTTGACAGTAGAACAGGAAGAATAATCAAAGACAAAATATCGGTTCTAAGTATTAACACTCAGCCTGATAGTACCTCACCGTTTACATATAACATTGATTGGGAAATTCTTGAAGAGTTCAGAGACGCAGAAGGTTATGCAGATACTTCAAAAATTGAATTAACTTTTGCCGATAGAGATAACGATGGTGTTGTTGATGATCCGGAATTGTTTGATGTGATTGTGGCACCGAGCAACATTACTTCTGACAACTTAGAAGATAAGATAATTGTACAAGAAAAGTATACAACATCTGCAGGAACAGAAGACTTTAGGTACGTCGATGCTGCTGAGCTAGGTATTGAGTTAGTATCAACCGAAGCAGAGCTGTCAGCGCCGAGCACATATCAAGACGGTGCACTTTCTTATATCAGAAACAAGAATATCTTTAAAGAGTTCGACGAGACAACACTGACCTGGAATGTTACTAGTGATTTTAGAGCGTATGTAGGCAGAGATAAACTGAAGTTCCAATACTTACATACAGCAGATTCTAACAATAGAATTGATCCAAGCGCCAGTAACATTATGGATACATACTTACTAACAAGAGGATATGATAGAGAATATCGCTTATTCTTAGACAATCAGCTGGAGCAACGACCTTTACCACCGAGTTCAGATCAGCTATTTAGGTCATTCGGTAGTTCGCTGAATCAGATAAAGTCGATAAGCGACGAAGTAATTTATCATCCGGTTAAGTACAAAGTACTATTTGGATCAAAGGCAAACGAAGACTTGCAGACAACATTTAAAGCAGTTAAAAACCCAGACCAAGTGCTTAATGACAGCGACATTAAGTCAAGAATTGTCAGTCTGATTAATCAATATTTTGCTTTAGAAAATTGGGACTTTGGAGATACATTCTATTTCCAAGAACTAGCAACATTTGTAATGAATAGAATGGCACCAGACTTGGTTACGTTTATTATTGTTCCGAATCAGCTAGAACAAGCATTTGGTAGCCTGTTCGAAATAAGATCAGAGCCAGACGAAATTTTTATCAGCGGCGCAAATGTTACTGACGTTGAAATAATCGACGAAATTACAGCAACACGGTTGAATGCCAATGGTAAAGTAGTAACAACTTCAGACCTGTCAACTGGAAGAGATATACAGTCTTCGCCAGCAGCAGGCATAACAAACAGTTCCGGAGGAATTAGCTTCTAATGCCAATTAACGATCAAAACAGTTATCCATTACCAGCAGAAGGTAACGACAACAAAAGAAGAAGCGCCGAACTACTGCCTAGATATTTTAGAACTCAGGCAAACAAAAAGATTTTAGGCAGCACTTTAGATCAACTTGTACAACCAGGTGTTGCCGAAAAAGTATCTGGTTACTACGGTCGTCAGACTGCAAAGGCATTCCAGCCTGGCGACACTTATATTGAAGAAGTAAGCAAACAGCGTCAGGATCGTCAGCTAGAGCCAGCAACTGTCTTTAAAGACGAGCTAGGCAACGTAGACTTCTATAAAGACTACACTGACTTTATAAATCAGATTTCTGCGTTTGGTGGAAATGTCAACAACCAAAGTTTGTTGAACACACAAGAATATTATGCATGGAATCCTAACGTAAACTGGGACAAGCTCGCAAACTTCCGTGAGTACTACTGGTTGCCAAACGGCCCACAAACAGTCGGCGTAGCTGGACAAGCTCGCGAAGTTACCAGTACATTTAAGGTTACTGTAGAAAACCAGGGCGACAACACTGTTTATAACTTTTCTAGCAGACTTGCAGGAAATCCCACTCTTACTTTGTATAGAGGACAGACCTACAGATTTGAAATCGATACACCAAACTATCCGTTTGCGTTTGTTGTAAACAGAAGTTACACTATACCTGATCCAGACGAAGACAGCGAGAACATTTCAAGTCTTTATGTTAACAACCAGACGTTCTTCGATATTGATGGCAACGAAATAGATCCACAATATATTGAAGAAGGTGTCATTGAATTCACAGTTCCGATTGAAGCACCTGACGAACTGTACTATCTCAGCGAAAGTAATATCAATACCAGCGGGTTTATCAAGGTATTCAACATCGAAGAAAATACCGCTATTAACGTTGAAGAAGAAATATTAGGCAAAGCAGCGTATACCAGCAGTAATGGTGTTGAGTTTACTAATGGCTTAAAAGTAACATTCAAAGGCGAAGTTACTCCTAGAATATATGCACAAGGCGAATGGTATGTTGAAGGAGTAGGGACCAGCATCACTTTGGTTAACGAAAGTGATTTAGTTATCCCAGCAGCATATTCAGATGATGTACTAGTGCCATGGGGTTCTGGTCCGTTTGACAGAGAGCCGTTTGCAAATGCCAGCAGTTTTGCAGGTGAAAAAGATTACATCGTAGTCAACAGAGCTAGCCCAGATAGAAACGCATGGAGCCGTTATAACAGATGGTTCCATTCTAGCGTTGTTGAAGCAAGTGCAGCATACAATAACAGCATTGTTGATCTTAACTTAGATGCGCGAGCCACTCGTCCTATTATTGAATTTGACCCTGGCCTACGTCTTTTTAACTACGGTACACAAGCTAAGGCTGATATTGACCTTATTGATAACTTTACAAAAGATGTGTTTTCGGACGTTGAAGGAAAACTAGGTTACAACGTAGACCAAACTCAGCTAGTTGAAGGCATGAGAGTATTGTTTACTGCTGACACTGACAGCAGAGTAAATGACAAGATCTATCGAGTGACTTTCCTTGACGTAAACAACAACAGACAAATATCACTAAGAGAAGAACCAAACACGTTGCCACAAGAAGGCGAAGTTGTCTTAGTCACAAACGGCACTAGAAACCGAGGAAAGCTATATTGGTACAACGGTGCAGACTGGCAAGAAACACAAGAGAAGACCGAAAGAAATCAGCCACCTCGTTTTCAGCTATACGATGCTGCCGGTAATAGCTTTAATGATGCGACATATTACTTAGAGTCTACGTTTGTAGGCACAACGGTATTTGAGTACATACAAGGCGAAGGTAATCCAGATAGCGAGTTAGGCTTTCCAATCCAGTATCGAACAATTGAAAACGTAGGCGATATCCAGTTTAACTTCTCTCTAGTAAATGATACATTTACCTTTATTGAGGATGACAGTCTTACAAGTAAGTCGACAGATACTGGTTACCTGAGAAGGTACTCGGACCTTGAAGAGTTTACTGTGCAAAATGCGTGGGCAAAGGCTCGTAAGCCAAGTAGCCAAGCAGTAATACGTCAGTACGTCTTTGACGAAGCAACAGACACTGTAGACATTGATGTTTATGACAACAGCAGTAGTATTAGTGACCTTGAATTAAAGGTTTATGTCGACAACAGCATCAAGATGCTAGACGACGATTACATTATTAACCGAGACAGAAAAGTAGCTAGAGTCGTATTTACGAGCGAGTTGCCACAAGACTCTAACGTGATTCTTAAGGTTAAAAGTAACACATCGAAAAACGAAAACGGTTACTATGAAATAGCTCATAACCTCGAGCGTAACCCGTTAAACAATAAGATCACTGAATTTACTTTAGGTGAAGTCAACGACCACGTAGAAACAATTGCTGAAAATGTACCAGCGTTTAGCGGTACATTCCCTGGCAAAAGTAACCTACGAGATCTAGGCGAGTTAGACGCGTTTGGTAAGAGGTTTGTACAACATAGTGGCCCAGTGAACCTGGCATCTTATCATATCACAGACCGTTCTGCAAATATTATCAAAGCATTGCGTTACAGCAGAGCTGAATATGCTAAGTTCAAGCGTGTGCTTCTTCAAGAAGCAGTAAACCTAGGTATTGACTCGTTAGCAAGAGTGCAGCTTGACGAGATTTTACGCAGAATTAACTCAGTGAAACCAGAAGGACATCCTTTCTACTTCACTGATATGTTGGGTATAACAACGTCTCGTAAATTTGACATTGATATCCAAGGTGCTAACAACAACTTCTTAGCACTAAGTCAACCGTTCTCTCTTGATTCTTTATCGGCGCGTTCGGTATTAGTGTATCTAAACACAAAACAATTAATCCACGGTATCGATTATGTGTTTACTGACGAAGGATTTATCGATGTAACAACACCGCTTGAAAGAGGTGATGAAGTTGAAGTAGTTGAGTACGATTCAACCGACGGTAGCTTTATTCCAGCAACCCCTACTAAGCTAGGATTGTTCCCAGCGTATGTGCCAAAGATCTTTACTGACACTACGTATAGAGAACCAAGAAAAGTAATCCAAGGCCACGACGGTAGTATTATTGTTGCATACAATGACTACCGTGATGAGATCTTGTTAGAATTTGAACTGCGTGTTTATAACAACATTAAACAGCAGTACAACAAAGATCTATTTGACATGGATTCATTTGTTCCAAGTGACTTCCGTGATACTGGATATTCGCAGGCATCTATTGACCGTGCAATGATCAAAGATTTTGTTGAATGGTTAGAGATCGCAGGCAACCCAGATTATACGTCTAACACAAACTACGACCGTACTAATCCGTTTACTTTTAACTACACAGGCACACTATCGCCTACAGGAGTTCAGTTAAACGGGTACTGGAGAGCAGTATATAATCATGCGTATGACACCGATCGTCCTCATACGCATCCTTGGGAGATGTTAGGATTTACTCTAGAGCCAGAATGGTGGCAGGAGCAGTATGGTCCAGCACCTTATACAAACAACAACCTAGTAATGTGGCAAGACCTAGGCGACGGCTTGATCAAAGAGCCAGGCAAACCAGAGCGTCGTCTTAAGAAGTATGCAAGACCAACTCTGCTAAGACACATTCCTGTAGATTCAGCTGGACAACTTCGTAGTCCGTTGGCTAGCGGCTATGCACAGAACTTTGTTGATAGACTAGGAAGAGACAGCTTTAAGTTCGGTGATCAGGCGCCTGCTGAGTCTGCTTGGAGAAGAAGCTCTGAGTACCCATTCAGCTTGCTTACTTCTCGTGTACTAAATCAGCCAAACGCTACGTTTGCAACAGGATTCGACCTGTCAAGAATGAAGCGTAATCAGGTAGGTCAGATTATCTACACTGAAACAGGCAAAGCTATTCGTCTAGAAGACATTGCGTTCCCTAACGCAACTGTTGATACCAAACGAGTTATTACAAGTGGTCTAGTAAACTACGTTTATGACTATCTTGCTTCTAATGTGTTGCTAAGCTATAACACATACAAAGAACAATTAGCAGGACTGCGTAATCAGTTGAGCTTTAAGGTAGGCGGTTTCACCGAGAAAGAAAAATGGAACATTATCCT